TTCGTGAACATGTTACTTCGTTCGAGAACATATTTGAGTATGGCATGCCCATCTTGGCATGCCGCGACCCGACCGGGTCGTCTGTAACCTAATAAAGTTTTAATTTTTAAATTATCACTTCTTTGTTGTGTTTGTGTTTTTACCTGTATATTTTGGTAATGCCCCTATTTAGGGGTGTTCTTTGTCACATTGGATGGACAAAATGTATGGTGTTATAGGTTTTGAGATTATCCGTAAAATCTCATTGGCGCCTTGAGCGCTTTGTACTCTAAAGGATCGATTTATCTTGACCTTTTAAGAGTTATTAGTACTGTGGATTACTGCCGAAAGGTTCGTCCCACAGGGACGTAATTGTTAACTGCTGATTGTATTTCGGTTAGCACTAAATACTTGTTTTTAACCTTTCTAATAATAGATATGAAAGGACTATTTTATTGAATGGTATATATCGGATCTGATCAATCAGTTTGATGTGCCGGTTGGCCGGTGCAAGCATATAGTATTGATTTTGGTTTGAATATAAATATACGTTTGACAAAAAGCTTCTATAACGTGGATTATTTGTTTCGCCACGCGACAGTGACCCTGGCCTCTTATGATAGTATTTGAGGTCTGCGACGTAGGGTAATGGAGTCGAAAACGTCAACCCCTTTGCGATATGAATTATGCTTTTTATATTGTAAACAAAACTCGTAACGGAGTTAAAAACGTTTGTTTGGTTCATAAAAAGAACCCCTTTGATGGACTTGATGCTGAAGATTTTGATTATGATGACTGGTGGTATCATAAGCATTACATTGTTGGGAGGTTTGGTAATTGTTACCACACTGTCCCTCGGGCTTCATTGCAATCTGATATTGATTCTTGTTGCGATGTTCGTCTTTTTAAGTCGGACGTTCGCTCCAAATTGAATGTCGATCGCAAGAAGACTCGTGCCAAGGCACTAACGCCTCGGCATCGCAAGGATAAGGCAAAGATTAGACGCTCTTTTGTTGCTTTGTCCGATATCCCTCCCCCTAATCTTGTCCCTACTACCCCTTCGAATCGTGTGAAGCGTTCGAATAAGGTTAAACTCCGTAACTTGTATGTCACGGAAGCTATTGATGATTTACCAAAAAATTTAAATCGTCACCCTCGTGTTGTGTGTCAGGCTTTACCCGAGGTTTGCGTGGAGATTATTATGACATTTTTGCCTTTTCTCTACATGAGTAATGCCCAGCTCTATAAATTTATTGAGTTTGAGGGGGCTAGAAAGGTTTTAAGTTCCAGGAATTTGTTAAATTGGCCCGGAGTGGGTTATGACAATGGTTGTGTGTTACGCAATTATTTGCGTGACGCTTGGATGCCTTGCTTTCGCGGCAGGGAAGCCGATTTGGGGCACTATGTGCCCGAAGTTACCTGGGTTCCGGTGCGCACGGAGTTTGAGCACTTTTGGGACCTTCGTAGGCAATTTCTTTTCCAATTACCTTGGAAATCTGGGTCTACCCATTTTCGTGTCCTTCAGGCTAAGTATAATGAGACTAAGGTTGTCGCTAGTGTTATGACTCTTGTCTGCCAGAATATTGTTGATTCTTCCACTCGTGTGAGAGCCAGGGTATTTCTTTTCCGCCCTGAGGCTGGGGTGGTGCCCCCGCATGATATGTCCCTGGTGGCGCTTGCTTGTAAGAATAACCGTATGCAATGGTATCGAACCAGTGTATATTATGTTTATCCTACTTCTTCTGAAGGTAGGGGTATGCATTATTTGGCTAAGTTTCGCAATAATAAGCGTTGTTCTGAGATCCACCTTGCTAATGCCGCCCTTAGTGCGCGTGAATGTGTGGTGCAGGGCATTTTGATTGGTGATTTTGGTGTGAAGGCAGATAATAATAAGGAGATCTTTAGGAAGTTTTATTCTTGGATGTCCTTAGTTATGGCTGACCCCAAATTGAGTACTATTATCCATGCGACTATGTTGTTAGTTGACATTGATGATGGCCTATATGAGAGTCTCCTGCTTTTCGTGGAGTCGGCTATTGATAGAGCCCTAAAATTCAGGCTGCCTGAGAGCTCTATGTCACCTGTGCGTTTTGAGCGTACCCCTTCTATGGGGCTCGATTGTGAAGATGATGCAACTTTGTCACAAACCTCTGATAAAGTCAAAACCCAAGGCCCTGCTTTTGCTGATCGAGTCCATGAGGCTTGGCAGTCTTTATTCGGGACTTTCAAGGCGATTAGAGGTTCATCTGTTTGGATTAAAGCCAGTAGGGTTTTATCTGTCGCGGTTATAGCCCCTGTTTTGAAACTGACTGGTAATGGCCACCTTATAGATGCCGTGGTGTTGTGGATTGGTGAACATGGTATTATATTTGAGTCCGTTTATTCGTGCATCGATTTGCTTTCCGAATTCCTGTCTAGTGGTTTTGCGGCGTGCAAAGCTGGTGATTTTTCTAAGTTTTTCCGACCCGATCCTTGGGTGGCTTGGGTGGAAGATGCCAGTTTCTTCGTGAATAATCATGCGAATACGCAACTCATGTTTGAGCGTGGTTTTATTGACGATGGCGTTTATAACGAAGCGTGTATTGCGAAAGCTAAACAGCTGCGTACTGACGGGTTTGCTATGCTTGCATCACTTAAGGCGAGTAAGGACCCGGCAGCGTACGGTATGGTTCAGATGTTGTCTTCTTTGGATGATGTCCTCGCGCTTATGCAAGCGCGTGACCTTGGTTCGGTCACTCGAGTCGCCCCTTTTTCTGTTTTTGTTGCCGGTGTACCTGCCATAAGCAAGACTGAAATTTTGCACGGTATCGTTGGCACGGTTGCGCATACTCTCCATGTTAGCCTCGCGCCCACGAATATTATTGAAGTTACCGATGGTGTGGCTAGGCAGGATAACCTGGAGGATCAAGAAATTATTACTTGTGGCGAGTTGGTCTCCCTGAAGCCTGAGTTGGCAGTTAGTGCTGTAGATTGGATGCAGATTAATGATTCTAACAGTATGATGATTAATAAAGCCGCCCTTAAGGATAAGGGTAGGCATTGGTTAAAAGCAAAGATTTGTGTTGGTGCTTCTAACTTTCATGATCTGCAGCACCAGGATAAATACTACTCGTGCACCGCCTTACTTCGTAAGTGGCGTGTACACGTCAAGCCATACTTGCGCGGTCAGTCACCTGTGCATCTCGAGCATTACGACCAAGCCTGGCTCAATACCAATGTCGCCTTCTTTTGTTTCTTACCCATACCTGTGGATAATAACACCATTAATCTTCAGATGATCGACGCAGAAGGCGAGTATATGTTAGGCGAAGTTTACAACGTCACTATGACTAATTGGACTAATTTCCCTGAGGGTCGTTTAGGGAAGGCGTTGAATTATGAGGAAATGTTGGCTTGTATGTCAAAGCGTGCGATCAAATATATTGCCAAAGAGACTATGGCCCGTGCGGCTAGGTTGCATTATGATGTTTATAAGATCTGTGTTAGACATCAGCGTGCGTATCGCTTCTGTGGCTGCCCTAGTGACGGCAGTGTCCCCAGCTGCGATCTGGAGGTACAAGGGACTCTTGAGGTTTGCACGGGGGTGCTCGTTGTAAACCTTTGGGGTATGCTATATTGTCTTATCGTATGGATCACCCGGTTTGGGGCGGTAGCCCAAGCTGAAGTTTCTAGCGGGTTTGCAGGTCTTAGTCTCCGTATAGATCATGCGGTTCGACATTTGGAGCATACGGCAGAAACGACAGTAGAACTCGCTACTATACGTCTTAAGAATGTCGGGACTACCTGGTGGATAGTTTATGAGCGGATGCTTAGAGGTGTGTGGGATCGCACTAAAGCGTACTACCAAAACCTTTTGTGGCAGACTGGCATTAATGCGCTTAAGTTCATTGTCCCTCTCGCGGGGGGCTGGCTTTTATACCGACGATTGATGTCACCGGCTCCCGAGAAAACTGAAAAGCAAGGTGGTTGGCAAACCCCTGATATCCGTGTGTATGAGATGCATAATACAGCCCTGGGGATGAGGCCCCTGGATACTCCCCCGCCCACCTGGAGTCATCCAACGACTCGTATTACCACCGCGCAAGCGGCTGTCAAGTATGACGTTTGGAAACTTAAGACCAGGCAGTTGTCTGAGATAGCCAAAATACGCAAGCGCTTTGAGCAACGCTTGTTCAGAATGTGCTTGGTTGGTGATAAAGGCGCTGGTTTTTGCTTGCAGATTTCTGACGCGAAGTTTTTGACGACTGGGCACGTCTGGAATAAATTCCTGATGAGTGGCAAGGATGTCGTGGGTCTGGCTTTGAAAGGTCTGCATGAAGGCCCGTTTTGTCGCGATCGCACAGTTTGGGTCCGCAGGAGTGATGTTAAGGATCTAGGTTCTGATTATGCGGTGTTCACAGCGTCGGTGTCCATGGGACCAGACCTCTCACAGTATGGGGTTTCACCCAGTGTGGGCCGTGCTTTGGAAGGACCCGGACAACTATTGCGGATAAATCCCGATGGTTCCCCAGAATGGGAGTCGGTGGTTTTATTTTATGATTGCGTGAATGCCCCCTCTAGTACAGGTCGACCTAAAGAACCCGGGTATGGTTACAACACGACTTCTGCGGTTGATGGTGTTTGTGGGCAGGCGGTATTTTCAACTATCGGCGAGACTTTTACGTTTGTAGGTATACATCAAGCTGGTGTTGCATCTACTGTTGGTTTTTGTAGTATCTTCGACCCTGACACTCTCAAAGGGCTGCCGCGTAGGCATTTGATCCACGAAGAGAACGATCTCTTTAGTGGGACTGCGGTCCCGACGATTGATGTTATGCCGCAGTCCAAAATATGCTATTTGGAGGGACCACTCTATGGTTCGATTTATGGTACTATGCCGAAATACCTTGAGAGTAACCCTAAAAGTGTTATCCGTAAGACGCCACTTTATGACGTGCTTAAACCTGAGGAGGTTATTCCTGTATTAGGGGATTTCGAGCATGAAGGTGCTTGGATATCCCCCGGGTTGGCCAAATTACACAAGATCATGACCTTTAAACCCGCAATACACCCTGACTTGACTGATTGGGCCGTTGTGGACTTGGCCACTGACCTTTTGCCTTTCATACCTGAGGATCTGGAACCTTATCCGTTGTCTTGGGCCATTAATGGTTTCCCCGGTGTGAATGCTATGCGTATGGATACTGCAGTTGGCCCCCCTTTATCGGGGAAGAAGGGTGACCATTTTGTCGATATTGATGGCGCCCGTTATCCTGATGCGGAAATTATGGCTGCACAGCTTTCTAATCGTGCTTCCTGGCGTGCGGGCAAGTCTACTAAATTGTTGATTAAGAATTTCCCTAAGGATGAGGTGATTAAGCCTGCTAAGATGTTTAATGCCAAAGCCCGTGGTGTGGGGGCGGTTGGGACCGCTTTCATCATGGATTGTCGCATGATGTTGATGCCCTTCTTCGATCAGATTCGGAACGCGCGTGAGCGTGGTGAAATCGCTATTGGGGTTAATGCTGCCAGCCCAGAGTGGGCTAGTATGTTGGATGACCTCATGCGATTTCGTAATGCTTTAGCGCTTGATGCCGACAGCTATGATGCTTATCAAGCTTTGTTGGAGTATGCCTGCCAGGTTATTGAGATACTTGCACTTCGTTGCCCTAAATATCGTCAGTTCGTTTGGATTATACGTGGCATATTCCTCGAATTGATGGATTATTACTTTATTGTTAAAGGCGATGTTTTCCGGATTTTCCTGGCATTAGCTTCTGGGCTTTTGGGTACCGCGGAATTAAACTCGATTTGTATGTGTCTGTATTGGCGTTTGGTTTATGCCATTGTGGCTCGTCGGGAGAAATTCCCGGGGCCTTATTTGCAAGATATACCCTACACTGGTACGTTGGATGTTTTGTGCAGCCACACGCCTATTCGTTTGAATTTGTGTTTGCCGAAGTTCAATGTGCATTGTTGTCTTAAGGTCTATGGCGACGATAATGCCATAACTATGTCCGACTTGATGCGTGCATCAACCCCCGATGCCCACGAGTTTATTGAGATTTTCCAAGCCTTAGGTATGCCTATGACCAGCGCAGACAAGACGTCGCGTTTGGCTTGGACTACGCCCCTGCAACTTGAGTTCCTAAAGCGAACCTTCCGTATTGAGGGCGTGCATGTTTTAGCACCTCTGCGGGAGGGGTCCATCATGAAGGCGTTTAGCTTCGATAAGGGCGGTCCTATCGAACAATCTTGTGCGCGGATGAGGGATGTTTTTCGCAACGCGGACATGCAATTTTGGATGCATGGTGAGGATCGCTACGTTCGTTGGTTGAGAGAGCGTGAGGTCTTGCTACGGATTTTGGAGAGTGATGGGTCTGGGATGTATAAGAGTGTTAGAGTGGGCTTACCGAATCTCACTTGGTCCGATATTCTCACCGCCTATGAGGCGGGTGAGTATTGTGACTGGACCTTGTAAACTCCTTCGACCAGCATGTCGTTAAACTGCACCCCCGGGGCTTAACAGTGGCCCCGGGTGAGAATCCTGGAATTTCTGCCTTCGAAGGGACAGACCTCACTGGTTAGGTGTAATGATTTCGAAGCACCTGTAGAAATAAACAAATCGCTCAAAATAATGTTATTAGTAATTCGAGTTTAGATGTAGGGGGCGCCTCGAACCCCAATGTGACGTCGACTGGTTCTGTCGTCACCACTGAAGGGTGTGTTACCTTTCATGATGTTAGTGCCCCAGTGAAGGTTGGGGCTACTACTATGTTGAGTCTGCAAGGGGATTTTATGCCCCCAGTTGGCGATGCAACGGATAGGCCTTTGCTTATCTCCACCCAGGTCATGGGGAGTGGTTCTACCTTTTCCATTAAACCGTGGTCCTTGTTGCGCAATAATGCGGCTTTCAAACGAGTCCTTGGCAGTTGTGTTGGTTTTACTGGGGTCCTACATTTGCGTGTTTGTACTGTGGCCACTCCATATGTCTATGGGGCCATAAACCTTTATCTGGACCCAGCGACTTCATACGGTGGCCTCGGTGGGACCTATGATGTGCAACAAATTAGTTGGGATAGCGAATATAGTGCCCATCTGGATGTTGCCTTAAACCAACCTGCTGAGTTGGTTATACCGCACTTTGATGAGGTGCCGTACATGTTAGCCACGGCCGACACCCAGACTGATCGTATCGTGATTAAGTATGTGGAGACTAGTGACATAGTGGACGCACAAACGGCTGCGGCTGCCACTGTTGAAGTGCATACTTTCGCGTGGGTGTCTGGTATGCAGCGTATTGGTATTTCCCCACAAAGTTCGGAGTACCAACCTGATCGCGTCATCTCTTCTTCTTTGTCTATACTGGCTGATTCGGCTCGCACTGTTGGGCGCATACCCATTCTAAGCCCGTTCGCGACGGCTATCAGTGTCGCTGCGGATATGGGCTCGAAAATAGCTGCTATATTGGGTTTTAGTAGGCCCACAGATGTGCGCGATCCGAGTATGATGCTTATGAGGAATACGCGTTTGGCAGCTAGTGTGGGGTTGGATGATTCGGAGCCGTTGGGCTTAGACCCAAAACAGCAGCGTGATTTACGCCATGGTCATATAACCGGTCACGGCATGGACCAACTGAGCCACGCTTATTTCGTGTCTAGACAAGGGCATCTTTTAGCCACTGCTTGGCACACTGATTACCCGGCTGGGGCTCAATTGTCAGTTCTTCCTGTCAACCCACTTACAGTGTCCACAATTGGTAATGCCTACAAACTTACCCCTTTGGCTGTCCTGTCGATGCCATATGCGAAGTGGCGTGGCACGCTACAGTATACGTTTGTGGTGCACTGCTCGCGTTTCCATCGCGGGCGTTTGCGTGTCTTTTGGTCAGCGACGAAAACGGGTTATACTGATAACCCCAGTAACACGGCCTTTATCACCTACTTGGACATTTTGCCCGGGGCTATGGTGACGGTCAGTGCGCCTTTTGTGGCCAACGATTACTTCCTCAATACTTACCTTAACGATCAGGCTTCTGCCGTGGTGGATACAACTTCTATTAACGGCTATATTATCCTTGAAGTTGATCAGGTACTTGTGGCCCCATCTGCTGCGACAGTCATTGTGCATGTGTTTGTCAAGGCATGTTCGGATTTTGAGTTGGCTAAACCCAGCATGACCAATCTCCCCAATTTGACTTTAGATGATTATAGTGCGGTTGCGGTCCCTACCACGTGGGCTGATATCACCGCTGGTTCCACGAAGGATACTTATATTCCTGCGGTTAAAGGTGTGATGACCCCGGTGGTTTCGCAATCTGGGTGTGCGCCTGCCGAAGTAGTGGTGTCACAGGCGAGTTGGCTTTTTGGTGAATCTGTGTCCTCTTGTCGCGACCTTATGAAACGTTATTCACCATCTGACTATCGTGAGCGCGCCACCACTGTTGCCAACTCTTATCGTGTGCAGCGGGTCGTGCGTATGCCGCAAGCTGCGGCCCAGACCAACTCAGCAGTATTTAACCCGGTTTCGTGGTACTCTCTGTCTTTTGGTTTCACTAGTGGTGGGGTTCGGCATAAGTTATTTTTACCAGACCTCGCCTTTGTTGGGAATATAGAAGGGGTGGCCGAGAAACGTAGTGTGTTGATTAGTCGTGTCCCCGGGTTGGATTATATGCGTGATGGTTTGGTCGTTATGAGTGCTTTGAGCACCACCACGATGTATTTTCCATACGCTACATTGACGCGTATGTTGGCGCGTACCTTCCTCATGGGCGGTGTTGTTTACCCCAGTGATGCCAACATTTTTGGGGCTATTTGCCCCGATATGGGTGGAAGGATAATCACAAGCAACCGTGTCATGACTTCGGCCGAAAATGACACGTGCATAGATTTCGTCTATCCGATTCCGGATGACACGACGGATCACAGTGTTACGCTATCGGCCATAGGTGAGGATTTCAACGTACATGTTTACTTTGGGGTCCCTAGGGTGTTCCTGAATGTGCGACCTTTCGCGCAACCTCCGGCGTAAGCAAATTTTAACAAAAATAGACGGGCGGGTCTATTCTGCA